CCTTGTTATTTTGCGAGGGAAGCAGGTCGGATTCACCTTGGATGAGATGGATGCTCTGACTTGGGGACAGTTAATGGATGTCATTATTGAAAACGGAAACGACAACCACAAATATCCGAAACTCGGAACAAAGTCGGATTATGAGAAGTTAATGGGGATATGATATGGCAGGAAACATCAAAGGAATTACAATCGAAATAGAAGGAAAAACAAGTGGACTTGTTAAGAGCCTCAATGAGGTAAATAAGAGCCTAAAAAACACTCAGAACAGCCTCAAGACAGTCAACAAGGCACTTAAACTTGACCCGAAGAACCTTGACACCTTGAAACAGAAGCAGGGACTCCTCAACCAAGCAATCGAGCAGACGAAGGAAAAGCTCGAAGCGGAGAAAAAGGTCGCAGAGGATGCTTCCAAGGCTCTCGAAGAGGGAACAATAACCAAAGACCAATATGATGCCCTGCAAGCGGAAGTGGCTCTCACAACAGCGGAGCTCAAAAAGCTCGAAGAAGAAGCCCGAAACACGCAGAATGCACTCAACGGAATGGGTAGCAATTCGGGGCTTACCAACCTGTCTGCACAGATACAGACAGCAGGACAGAAGATGCAGGAGCTCGGCTCTAAGATAAAGGCTGTCGGAGATAATATGCAACAGCTTGGCGGTAATATGACCAAATCCATCACAGCTCCTATTCTCGGCTTCGGAAAGGCTTCTCTTGACAGTTTTAATGAGGTTGATGGTGCGATGGACACCATAGCCAAAAAGACAGGAGCTGTCGGGGCTGAAGCTGAACAGTATAAAGAGATACTTGATAGAATAGCAACAGATATTCCTACAGATTTTGCAACAGCAGGAGAAGCTATCGGAGAGGTTAGCACACGTTTTGATGTAACAGGGAAAGACCTTGAGGAACTCTCAAAGAGCTTCATCAAATTTGCGGAGCTCAATGACACGGATGTCAGTTCTTCCATAGACAATGTGCAGAGTGCTATGGCTATGTTTGGACTCGATGCAACGGATGCAGTTGATGTTATGGACATAATGACAAAGGCATCACAACAGACAGGAGTATCGGTGGATTCCCTGTCACAGCAACTCGTGACGAATGGTGTAGCTCTTCAAGAGATGGGCTTCGGAATCAACACCTCTGTAGGATTCCTCTCTAACCTTGACAAGGCAGGTGTGGATTCGACAGCGGTGATGACAGGTCTCAAGAAGGCTTTACAGAACGCTACCAAGGACGGCAAGACCATGGATGAGGCTCTTGCTGAGTTACAAGCCAATATGCTTGGAGCAAAGGACGGAACAGAACAGGCGCAAATGGCTATGGAGCTGTTTGGTTCTAAAGCAGGAGTTCAGATTGCAGAGGCTGTTCAGAGTGGCAAGATATCATTTAATGAGCTTCAGAATACTGTCACAGGGTTTGGTGGGACGGTAGACACCACTTTCGAGGGAACTCTTGACCCGATAGACAAGATGACCACAGCAACAAACCACATGAAGTCGGCTCTTGCGGATGTCGGTTCGACCATCGGAGAGACACTTGCTCCAATCATTGATAAACTTGCAAGCGGAATCAAGAAGCTCTCAGACGGATGGAAGAAACTCTCACCAAGCACACAGAAGTTCATAGTCAAGGCAGGACTTCTTCTTGCGGTGCTCGGTCCGATAGTGATGATTCTCGGTGCGTTAATCAGCTCTATTGGAACTATTGTCGGAGCAATCGGAGGCTTCGTGACTTGGATTGGTACATTAGCAGGCGGAGCAGGCTTGGCAGGTCTTGGAGCTACAATCACAGGAACTGTAATTCCTGCTATTAGCGGATTTATAGCTACAATAGCTCCTGTTGTGGCGGTGGTGGCAGGTGTAATCGCAGTTATAGTGGCAGTTATTGCTATCATCAAGAATTGGGGAGCTATCGTTGATTGGTTAAAAGCGAAATGGGAAGCATTCAAAGAGTTCATATCGACACTATGGAATGCTATCAAGATGTTAGCACACGATATATGGGAAGGCATCAAGCAGACCATATCTGATATTATTAATGGGCTTTGGACATGGCTCACAACTACATGGAACACCATCAAAGAGACCGTTGTGGGAGTGTGGGATTCAATCTGTCAATTAGCCTCAGAATGGTGGAACAATATATGCAATGCGATTACAGGACTTATTGATGGAGTCAAGGAATCCATAGCTCAGAAATGGGAAGACATCAAACAAGGTGTATCTGAGGCTTGGAATAAAATCAAGGAGACCATATCGGGAATGTGGCAGGCTTTTTGGGACACAGCAAAGAGTATAGGAAATGCCATCAAAGAAGGTCTCGACTCTGTAATATCTCACGCAGGAGAGTGGGGAGCTGATATGGTCAAGAGCTTCGTTAATGGTATGCTTGGCAATATGAGTTTGGTTAGCGGTGCATCGAACAAGTTGGCATCTATAGCTCAGAGTTATCTCGGACATTCACACCCGGAAGAAGGACCGATGGCCGACGATTATAAATGGATGCCGGACATGATGAAACTTTTTGCGACAGGCATCGAGCAGAATATACCACTCGTTGAGAATGCAGTCTCTCAGGTTTCCGGAGCTATGCAGGGCGAGCTCCAGCAGGATTACTCGCCGCAGCTTGGAGAGATAAACGCATCAATTAAGGGCATGGCGCCGGGAGAGACGGCGGTCTATGTCCAGATTTCAGACGGCCAGCTCGAAAGAGCCCTGGCCAAAGTAACAAGAGGACAGGCACTGAGAAGCGGGGGGCGTTAAATGTTAGGACGTAGATTTTTGCAGGTGGACGGGCTGGCTATACCGAACCCCGCCCCCGGAACTTTTAAAATTGACTTTAATCCGGACGAGACAATCGAGATGTCGGAAGCAGGGACAGAGCTCGGATCCGTGAAGAGACTCGACAAGAGGACATTCTCGGGGACCTGGCAGCTGACATCATTCTGGCTGAAGCAGTTCGAGCAGTTCTGCAAGCTCCGGACGGTTACGCTGACATACCAGGGGCACGATTACACAACCAGGGCCCGCGGATATAATCCGCAGCTCGCGCCGGATTCGGAGTACACAGCAGGAACGGACGGACTCTGGACGGTTAATATAACATTTACGGAGATATAAATATGTATAACGTGAGCAACGACTACCTCGCGGCTATGTCCGAGCCGATCCAGGAATACAAGCTCAGTATCCGGATCGGGCGGCAGACGATCACGGACGCGGAGATCGTGGCGGGCTCGTTTTCGATAAAAAACCAGTGCGGCGACACGGACATTGTACAGATCGGGTCAGTGTATACCGGAGAACTCAAGATGATCATCGCGCCGGACGTCATCCAGAGGAACACCTGGGAAGGACTCCAGATCATACCGGAAGAGGGAATGATGATCAGCGAGAACCCGGCGGCGTATGAGTACGTCCCGCTCGGAGTCTTTACGGTGGCGGAAGCGAATCACAGCGACAGCGGGGTTTCTGTAACGGCATATGATAATATGCTGAAATTTGACAAGGTTTTTAATTTATCGACATCAAACGGGCAGCCGTTCGATTTCCTGAGCATGATCTGCAGGGATTGCGGCGTGACTCTCGGGATGACACGGGCTCAAGTCGAGGCACTACCGAACGGCAGCGCACCGATCGCGCTATACAGTGAGAACGACTGCCAGACCTACCGGGACGTCCTTTTCTGGCTGGCTCAGTTTCTCGCATCGTTTGCGACGATGGACAGATCCGGGCGCCTGGTGCTGAGGCAGTACACGGACACCGTCATGGACAGCGTGGCGGCAGCGTTCCGGTTCCAGGGTTCCACGTTTTCGGACTTTGTGACGGAATACAGCTCCGTTAATTTCCAGGACATCGACTCCCAGGAAGTGATCCACGTCACGGGGAGCGGTCTCGACAATAAGCTGACTTATAACCTGGGCGGGAATCCGTTCCTCCAGTATGGGACCATGTCCACCCGGAAGCAGTACGTTATAAACATATTGCACCAACTCGAAAAAATACATTATACGCCATTCAGGACGCGCTACCTCAATACTCCGGCATATGATCTCGGGGATGTCATTCAGAACCCGGGAGGAGTCGGAGCGGGTGCGGTCTCTTGCATAATGTCCATTGAATACTCATTCACGAACCGGGTCACGGTGGAAGGATTCGGGAAGAATCCGGCACTCGAAGCAGCCCAGACTAAAGAGGACAAGGACATCGCGGGGCTTCAATCGAAAATAAAAAAAGATAGTATTTATTTTTATACTTTTAAAAACGCGGAGGCTAAAAATGTAGGCGACGGAGACACGGCTCAGATCGTCAATATCCGCTTTACTACGACGGAGGCAAAGCAGGTCACATTCCAGGCGGAGATCCTGGCGGATGCAGTGACCACAGTCGATGAAGTAGTAGCGGCCGTCACTTACTACCTCAATGCGTCGGAAATAACCGACTACAAACCGACGGAGACATGGACGGAAGACGGGAAGCACATCATAAGTCTTTATTATATGATTGACGTCGAACCTCAAACCCTTTACAGGTGGGAGGCTTATCTGAACGCAGCCGGCGGCTCACTCAATATCCCGCCGGAAAATATCCGGGCGACCATATGGGGACAGGGGCTTGTCGCTGTTGGAACATGGGACGGATATATTGACGCAGAGGACACGATCGGAGCGATTTTGCTTGATGATATTCAGGTGGCAACATTTGCGGACGAAGCGGCTGTTTCGGTACAGGTGCCGGAGGATGTCCAGGCAGAGGACACGATCGAAGCAATTCCGCTCGATGATATCCGGGTGGCCACTTTTGATGATGTCGCTTATGTTAATAAATTATCAGTATACGGAGAGGGCCTGAGCTGGGAAGACCTGTCAGAAATGACATGGTCGGAGCTCTTCACGGACTGGCTCTGGTAAATAGGAGGGATAAATGCAATACACGGACAACTATCAATTTAATCTTCCAACGATCGGCGTTGATATGGCTGACATAAGGACGGAAAATGCGAACTGGAACAAGGCTGACGCTATAATGCACGCTTCACAGGTCAGCCTTGCGGATGCCTATGACAGAACCAAGACTTACAACACAGATGATGTAGTTATGTACGAGTTCCTCATGTATAAATGCCTTGAGGACGAGGTTACAGGAAATTGGGATGCAACAAAGTGGCAGAGGACAACAGCAGGAGAGCATGGAGGCGGTGGTGGCGGTTCAGACGTAGAGGCTAATCCACAAGGAACACCAACAGATACGCTTGAAACGATAGGTATCGGTGGAGTGAATTATGATATTGCTGGAGGAAATGTATACGGGGCGTTTATTAATACGAATAGGGTTATACAGGCACTTACTCAAGTTCCGGCGAATTCATCGGTAACATATACTGCTATAGAAGACTGCATTTTAATTGCTAATTTGTCCCGTTCTTCTAATGTGGATTCATATGTATCAATCGGCGGCACATATGTATTAAGAAATAGAGCTGATGGGAATGATTTTTCCAGCATTAGCGGTTCTATATATTTAAAAAAAGGAGATATTGCAACAATTAAAGGAGGAAATGACAATTCTACTAGTTATACAATCTACGGTCTCACCTTTGGAACGAACAACATCTTCACTCCGCAGATATATTCAACTGAGGAAAGGTGTGTGGGTGTTTGGATTGACGCGAAGCCGTTGTATCAGAAGACTTTAGAGCTTAAGGGTTCTACATATACAGGAAACATAAACATAAATACAAACGTAAGTAATATAGATAACGGATTTGTGGTTGACGGTTGGGGAATTAATAATAGTGGTGCAAAAATCACTATTCCTTACGCTCATCCAACTACAGATTATTTAGTCGGTGCTTTTTTATCTTCAGATGGGTCGAGTGTTGGTGTTAGAATAGCTCAAGATTCATCGCTTACATACATTTGTGTCACAATTCTCTACACCAAAGCAACTGATACACCCGGAAGTGGCTCATGGGCATCAAACGGAGTACCAGCGCATCACTACAGTACTGAGGAACAAGTAGTAGGAACATGGATTGATGGAAGTGCTGTGTATGAAAAGAGTTTTAGTGGATTATCAATAAGCATACCATATAATATATGGGTAGATTCGGGGTGTTCCATACCAGGAATTAACAAAGTAATTGATATAAAAGCTTATGCAAATACAGCCTCAATTTCTGCGATTGGCGATCCTGCCAGTGATGGGGTTATAAGGCTAATGGGTATGAGAAACGCCGCTGTAACCTTAGAACAATTTACAATCCGCTACACTAAATCAACTACATAAGGAGGACGAAATGATACCATTCAAAGGCAAAGTCAAGCTGGAGCTTATGGACTCCAAAAAGAATATAGTACAGAAAATCGAAGGTCATAATATGCCCACGAAAGCACTTGAATATTTCTACAAGCAGGGCGGCATCACAAATCCGTCAGCCTTTAATGCCTCAGCCATAAGGGATAATCCGTTGTTGTACCTCCTTGGCGGAGTTATGTGCCTTGATACGGCTCTTTCTGAGGATGATACCATTGTAAGAGTACCGGCAGGCGTAGGGATGACAGCTAACGGAGGAAGAGGGCAATTAAACAGCGGAGACCCGATAGAACTTGGAAGCTGGAACGAGACGGAAAGTGGTTGGGCGCAGGACGGCTCTTTCAGAATGGTGTGGGACTGGACTACTTCACAAGGGAATGGGAACATAGCCTGTGTGTGTCTTTCAAGCTTATATGGGGGCTTTAAAGGCATAGGAAACAAGAGCCTCACGAATAAAAACTTTGATGTGGGAATGAACAACTATAATAGTGCTTCAAGTTATAGCAGTGAACTTCCCAACAACAAACAGGGGATATTCCTTGGAAGAGTAGGAAACGTGGGAACATTCCTCGTGAGAACAGAAGGGACTGCCTATGGCTATGACACTGCCGCCGATTGGACTATATACAAGGTGTCGATGCCGACCACAGCTATTGATGTAAGAGACAGTCTTACAAGGAGACTTATAAAGAGCAAAAACGTGGCAAATCCAAGAGACCTACACGAATATGGAAACGGAACATTTAGATGCATACAGGTGGGGAACTATGCTTACCTCATGTGCGCCTATGCTCACACAAGCGGAAGCTATTACACCCGGTACTATCACTTTGATGATAGTTATCCCGTAATAGTTTTCAAGTATGACCTCGTAAGCGACAGCGTGGCGCAGATATTTACACTCAGCCCGACTACAACAGGAGCAACCTCGTTTGAACTTGACGGAGGTGTAGTACCGACTATGTTCTGTAACGGCAAATGGGCAGTTTACCACAATTTACTCATAGACATGAGCAACCTCGTTAATGTACGAGAGATAACCAACTTCTCAGAGAATTCCTCGCTTGTGCCTATATCTGACGATATAGCAGAGAGCGCAGGACAGAGGCTCGATCTGACAACGGGAGTAGCACTTCCGACAAACTACAATGCAACTAACTACACGCAGGTCTATATGGATAAACTGCTTGGAGACACGGGCTCAAGTATATGGAGAGACCCACGCTACATTGCAACCATCTTTAACCTCAGCTCTCCAGTCACAAAGACCGCAGACAAGACGATGAAAGTCACTTACGTTTTGAGATTTCCAAATTAAGAGGAGGACAACATGGATAAGATAAAGGCTGCCATCGTGGCCGCATGGGCTGCGGTGATGAGTTTTCTCGGAGTTCTGGCGGTGCCGGTGCTCCTTTTAGTCGGATGCAACCTGATAGACTACATCACGGCATTTATAGCTTGCAAGTGTAACGGGGTAGAGTTTGAGAGCCCGAAGAGCCTCCGGGGGATCGCAAAGAAGGTCCTCATGTGGCTTCTCGTAGTCGTGGGCGCCATAGTTGACCGGCTCCTCATATATGCGGCGGAGGTGGTTCAGATCCGCCCGCCGTTCAAGTTCCTCGTTGCTTGCGTGGTGGCGATCTGGCTCGTATGTAATGAGCTTATATCAATACTTGAGAACATAAAGGCCGCAGGCGTGGCGCTCCCGCCATTCCTGGAGCCTATAATCAAGAGCACGAAGAAGCAGATCGAAGAGAAGGCGGAGATCAAGGAAGAAGAAGCAGCAGAGGGAGGAAGTGCAAATGGTATTTAGTAAGTTAGTAACGGACATTGTAGACTTTGGACAGAGGAAGAGCAACCCGAGAGGCGGGACGAAGATCATCGGGCCAACGCCGCACCACATGGCCGGCCGGATGATGGCTGCAGATTGTGCGCGGATGCACTATAACAACAGCGCCCAGCAATCGGCCAACTACTACATCGGTTACAAGGGCGATTATTGCGGAGGCGTGTCAGAGGACCGGAGAGCCTGGACATCCTCCAGCAGGCCGAACGATTTCTCGCATATAACTATTGAGGTGTCAAACGATCAGATCGGCGGAGACTGGCACATTTCGGACGCGTCCTACCTGGCACTTATAAAGCTGAGCGCGGACATTTGCAAACGCTACGGCATCAAGCCGTATTTTACAGGATCAGCGGGGGCGCCGATCACTTATCACCAGATGTTCGATAACACGGACTGCCCGGGCCCATACCTCAAGAGGATCATTGACTCCGGGAAGTATGAGCGGGACATCCTGGCGGCGATGGGTCAGGAGATCCAGCCGGAACCGGCGAAAGTATACCACCGCGTCCAGGTCGGAGCATTCAGCAAGTTAGAGAACGCCCAGAGACTCGAAAGCGAGCTGCAGGGGAAAAAGTACGACACTTATCTGATCAAGGCGGACGACGGCCTCTACAAGGTGCAGGTCGGAGCGTTCGCACATGAGGAGAAGGCGGACAACCTCCTGAGGCAGCTCAAGGGTGCCGGCTATAACGACGCATGGATCACCACCAAGAGCGGGATCGCAGTCAGGAAGGGAACAGGAAGGAAGTCAAACGAAGAGATCGCGGCAGAGGTACGCCGCGGAGACTGGGGGAACTACCCGGAGAGAAAAGAGAGGCTCGAGGCTGCGGGCTACGACTACGCAGAGATCCAGAGACTCGTCAATCGTTTATATGGTTAGCGGACAGCGCACCCCCTGGGCGCGTTCACGGGCTCCGGAGCTTGACAGACGTCAGGCTTCGGGGCTCTTTTTTTTGTTGCTCAAAATTTCCACCGAAAAAGTGGTAAAAAGTATTGACATACCACCGAATAAGTGATAATATATAGACAGAAACAAAGAAAACCACAAAAAAACGGAGGGGCAAAAAATGACAAACGCAATCAAGGAACTCAGCAGATATAACACCGAGACAATAAAGAAGGCACTCGAAAGAGTAAACGGCAGCGAGGAAGCAAAAGCGAGAGCACTCAAGCTCATCGAAGACGACAAGAGGATGAGGAAAGAGATCGCGAGGATGTTCGGAAAGTAAGAAGAGGAGCCCCGGGAAACCGGGGCAGGATAAAAAAGAGGAGGGACAAAAAATGTACGAAGTTGTTAAAACAATCAAAGGGCATGACATTTTAAAAATGAAAGGCACAAAAGGCGCCTATCATGTGAACATACGAGAAGGCAAGGGCTTTAAAGAGTTTCACACCTTCAGAACAATAAAAGAGGCAGCTCGATTCATCGAAGCAGCACTCTAAAACATAAACAGCCCGCCGGGAGCTCATCCCGGCAGAATAAAAAAGGAGGAAAACAAAATGGGTAAAATTTGGTATGAGATCGACTATGGAACAGGAAGCAGGGACAGGGGCGAAGCTCTCAGGATGGCAAAAGAGCATAATTGCGCACAAATCTCAGTGATAGAGGAAGGCGAGGACGGCGAAGCGGTCTGCATCGAGGAGATAGATGTCGACAGCGAGCCTCTTCCGATGGCGTTAGCCGTGAAGAACCTCCGGGAACTGAGCACATCAAAGAGCCGCGCAGCATTTGCCAGGGAATACAGGATCCCGATCCGAACCCTGGAGAACTGGGAGAGCGGAGTCAATGAGCCGCCGGCGTATGTTTTCGATTTACTGGCTCGGGCAGTGGTGGAAGATCTGACAGGGCAGCCGACAGCGTTCCGAGTTACATCGACAAAGATCGGCAGCAGCGGAGAGCCTGACGGCGACCAGTTCGACGTCCTGAAGACGAACAGCCTCACGGACGCCATAGCAGCGGCAGAGAGTGACCGGGAGAGATCCGACGGAAGCTATCTGACCGAGATCAGGATCGAGGAAGGAAACAGCTCGGAGGATGAAGAGCCCGGCATGTTTGACTATTACACTTTCAAATTTTAACAAAGAGCCGCCTCAGACGGGCGGCTTTTTCATGCCCCGGAGGGGCAAAAGAGGGGCAGATTTTGGAAAAAACAGCCGGAAAAGCATCCGGGGCAGTTTGTCATAAAATCCTTAAAAGTGCCGATTTTACGCGGTTTTTACCGCTTTTTGTTAAATTTTGTTAAAATATCAAAAATTATTGTAAACAATTTATGAACAAGCCTGTTTTTAGGGCGCAACGGCTCCGGAGGGGCAAAAGAGGGGCAGAACAGAAAAAACGCACGGGCGTTCCGTGCGTTTAATCATACAATATGAATTTTTGAAATTGCGGCCTCGTCCCTGGCCTTCAGCTTTTCGGTGACGTGGAAGTATATCTGCCGCGTGGTCTCGCTCTTGGAATGTCCGAGGCGCCGGGCTATCACATCCAGGGGAATTCCTTCCTCCGCCAAATATGCGACGTGAGAATGCCGGAAGATGTGAGGATGCAGATGCTTGTCACTCTTCAGGTGTCCCAGGGTGTACCGCATCCCGGAAGTTGAGATCCAGGATCCCGCAGCCGAAAAGAACAGCAGATCGGAGCGGATCCCGTGAGCCATCATATGCAGCAATCTCCATTCTTTATATTCCTTCAGAAATGCCCGGAGCTCCGGTTGGATATACACATCTCTGACAGAATGAATGGTTTTCGGCGTTGATAATCCATTCTCGACCTTCCAGGCTTTAGTTACATGGATATATCTGTCATCAATGTCATCCAGGGTAAGCGCGGCAGCTTCTCCGATCCTCATTCCGGTTAATGCCAGGAATTTGCAGAGGTAATATGCCATGGTGCCCCGGAGTTGATCCAGGACGTGCTGAAGCTCTGAAGCTTCTAAATATTCCAGGTCAATGTCCTTGATCTGAATATTCTTTACAGAAAACATCCTTATGTGTATCAGATCTGAGACATATCCATACTGATGAGCCCATGCCAGGAGCCCGTTTAAGAGCACAATATAGCGGTTTAGTGTTGTTGGTGCCTTGTTGGACTCTGACAGCCTTCTGAGGACGTATGGCGCGGTCAGACGGTCAATTAATACATCGCCAAGAAGATTCTTGATCTGACTGAAAGCTGACTCATAGTTGGTCAGAGTTGAAGGCTTAATCTCTTTGCGGTTCAAATAAAGCTCTACAAGCTCCAAGAAGGGCATTTCTGTCAGATTGGCATATTTATTCATTATTCTGTTTTGAAGCTCTTCCTGCGCCTTCCTGCGAGCCTGAGCGGTATCTCTGGGCAATGGTACAGAAGCACGATGCACCTTCCCATCCATCCCGGTATATCTGTCACAGAGGCGCAAGCCGTTCTTGGTTTGTTCAATCCACATGATCATCACTCCCATTCAAATTTTTTTCATATGCTAAAAAACGAGCATATCGAAGCAAATCTCTTCTTTTTGCATCATCAAATGCTTCTGCATATGCTAATATTCGCTCCACTATATTATCCCTTTTGAAATCATAATCATTTTCAAAAAAATCCTTCAATGGAATACCAAGAGCTTCAGACAATGCAGGCATCTTATCTGCTTTCATGCTGGATATATCTCCGGATTCCCATCTTGAAATCGTGGAAATATTAACACCTATTTTTTCTGCAAGTTGTCCTTGTGTCAGATTCTTCAATCTGCGGTTATATTCAATTAATGTTGGCAAGTTTTTCTTTAACATATTAATCACCTCTTCAATGCTTATATTATCACAGTTTTTCAAAAAAGCAAATTTATTTGAAAATTAAGCATTGACAAATTGCTTAAAAGCAATTACTATATACTTGCGAGTGCGCAATAACGCACAAGATATATTGATTATATGAAAGGAGGTACAAGATGTTTGACAGGCGAGCATTACAAGCGCAGATGGTATTGAAGGGATATACTCAAATTCAAATTGCTGAAGAATTAGGTATTGATCCAGCTACAATGTCAAAAAAAATGAGTTCAGGAGACTTCAGAAGAGGCGAAATCGAGGAGCTTATTATTCTTCTTCAGATTGAAAATCCTGTTTCAATTTTTTTTGCTCCTGAAGTTGCGGACACGCAAGAAGTGAGGTGAGAAATTGTATTTAAGCATTAAAGAGCTTGCCACAGATCTGAACTGTTCGGAGCGGACCATTATGCGAAATTATCTCGAAATGGAACGCACAGGATTATACCCGGAGGCAGTCATTCAGATCGGAGGAGTAAAGATTAAGCGAGATGACTTCATGGCATTTCTTGCCAGGAAAAGGAGAATAAAGGAGGAAGGATGGAAGAAAAATTGAATATTATGGGAATTGGTATCGGAATTATATGCCTGGCATTGGCTATTGGCTGCATAACATTGGCTTTGCAGTTGGCAAATGTTCGGAGGGGACTTTCAGATCTAAAAATCGAAATGGAGAAGGGCGATGCAGCACTGCATGAAAGAGCCAATATGATGAATGAAGATATTGGCAACTTATACGCAGAGCTTGAAGGAGTTGATTCTGATCTTGGAAGGCTTATCACATCGAGTAAGCTGAACAGTGCAAGCATCAAGGCAGTAGATAAGAGGCTCAGGAGCCTTGAGAATGTCACCAATAAAATGATAGCAGAGAAGAAGGAAGCTGAGGAGAAGAAAAGCCAGAATACCACCAAGGCAAAGACCAACACGGAAGAAGTGCATGAGGTTTTCGCAGAAACTTCTGATGATGCTCCTGAGGGGATGACATTTGCAGGAACTTATGAGCTCACAGCATATACAGCAACAGGCAATCCAACAGCGGACGGGACAATGCCATCCGTTGGAGTAACAGTCGCTTGTAATGATCCATCGTTGTGGCATAGATGGATTTATATCGAAGGTTATGGAACATATTACTGTCATGATACGGGCGGAATGTCCGTTAACGTAATAGATGTATTCGTTGGAAGTTATGATGAAGCTATTCAGTTCGGACGCAGAAGTGCGAATGTATATCTTGTTAATTAAAAATACTTAGGAGGTAAAAGAAATGGCAGCATTATTTGATGTGGTTTTAGTCAGATTCCCAAAAACTGACAAGGTTTATTTGGTTAAAGCTCCGGCTTATACACATATCAATACCGGGGATATCGTGGAAATTGAGGACAGCGATGACGGAATAGCCCTCAAGTCAATATCGATCTATGAGAACGATGAGGACGAACTGGACACTTTGATGAAAGCGACAGGAGCAAAAGAGCCTCTGTCAAGGGTCAAGGCTTATTATTGCAAGCACGACATTAAATGGGAGGATGAAGCAGATGATTGAAATTAAGGAAGCCCCGGATGCGGTCACATCCAAGGGCTCAAAAAAAAGTGAAGAATGCCCTATCACTGGGCATAACTATTATATCACAATCGTTATGGCTATAACAACAGCATTAGCCTGTTGGAGGATAACGGATGTCTGGAGCGGAGTGGTTGCGCTGCTCTGCACAATGATAACTATTTGGATGGTATATGACTATGTGGGAGGTTTAGAGGATGAATCAGAGAAAGCTTAAATGCGAGCTATATAACGATTCTATGCAGGGTTGGAAGTGTTATCCCATTCAGAAGGCGCAGCTTATTATAGCGGATATTCCATATAATGTCGGAACTAATTTCTATGGTTCCAATCCTATGTGGTATGTGGGGGGGGACAATAAGAATGGAGAAAGCAAGCTTGCAGGAAAGAGCGCCTTTGCAAGCGACTTCAATTTTAACGTGTATGAATATTTCCATTTCTGTTCAAGGCTGATGAGGAAAGATGACACGAAGCCACAAGGAAGGGGTAGGAGTTCCAACAGCCCTTGCATGATAGTTTTCTGCTCGTTTGAACAACAGCATGATTTGATATTAGCTGCCAAGAAGCAGGGATTTAAGAATTATATCCCATTGTATTTTATCAAGCGATATAGTCCGCAAGTTCTGAAAGCTAATATGCGAATAGTGGGAGCTACAGAACACGCCTTGTTATTTTATCGTGATAAGTTACCAAAGTTCAGAAACGGTCTTCAAGTTGATGAGAACGGAAAAAATATCAGAGGCACAGGGCATATGATATTTGACTGGTTCGAGTGGGAAAGGGATGGAAAAGAAATTCCGAAAATACATCCTGCCCAGAAGCCTGTCAAACTTCTTAAAAAGTTAATAACCACCTTTACGGATGAAGGGGATGTGGTTATTGACCCTTGTTTTGGGAGCGGTTCAACAGGAAGGGCTTGCCTTGAGACTAATCGCAACTTTTATGGGTTTGAGATTAATAAGGAATTTTACAGAAGAGCAAAAGAGGAAATGTGCGTCTTGCCAAAAGACGAACAAATGAAAATTACAGACTATAAGGAGGAATAAACATATGTCGAACATATACGAGCTTGCACAGGATTATTTGATAATCTCCGAAATGATGGAGAATCCGGAGCTTGATCCCGAGTTCCTGGCTGACACCATGGAAGCGGTCGATGGTGAGCTGGAAGTCAAAGCGGAAAATTATGCAAAAGTTATGAAGAATCTCGATGGTGATATTGAGGCTCTGGATAATGAGATCAGAAGGTTAATGTCTCGAAAAAAGGCACTTGAGAATAATATCAAGAACATGAAGAAGGCTCTTCAGAGCATGATGACGATCACTGGAAAGATAAAGTTTAAGACGGATCTATTCAGCTTCGGAATCCGCAAGAATACTCCTGCGGTAGTGATGGATGAGCAGTATATCGAGAATGTTCCTGAGCGATTTCTCAAGTACAAGGAGCCGGAGATTAATAAGACTGCAATCAAAGAGGCAATCATGGCCGGAGAAAATCTGGAAGGCCTTGCTCATTTGGAACAGTCAGAATCACTTACGATTAGATAGGAGGGCGAATATGATACCAGTATTGATAATGGGCAAGTCGGGCTCTGGCAAGACTTATTCCATCAAAAACTTCAAGGCAGATGAGATAGGTGTTATCTCAGTTGAAAAAGGAAGGCTGCCTTTTAAGTCAGATATTAAGGTTGTGAAGATACCGGCAAAATTTAAGGATGTAAAAGACACTGCACAGCTCCATCGCGCACGATATGCATGGCTGCTTAATGCCATCGAAAGCGCTAAGTGTAAATCTATCGTAATAGATGACAGCCAGTACCTTCTGGCAAACGAGCTGTTTGACCGAGCAAATGAAAAAGGCTATGACAAATTCACTCAGATGGCTCTGAACTTCCGAGGTCTGATCCATTCAATTAATGAATCTGAAGCAGAAGATAAGATAGTTTACTTCTTGCATCATACAGAACTGGATGCTGACGGAAGAGAGAAGGCTAAAACCATCGGAAAGATGCTCGATGAGAAGCTGACCGTGGAGGGATGCTTTGATATTGTGATCTATTGCCAGGATCATAAGTTCTATACACAGGCTAACGGACAGAGCACCGCCAAAAGCCCCGAAGGCTTATTTGAGCTTGAGATACCAAATGACTTAAAAGCTGTGGATACGGCGATTAGAGAATATTATGGAATTTAGGAGGATTATAAAATGAAAAAACCAGCAGGATATGATGAAACACAGGTAAGCAGAGAGTTTACACCAGTAACCCTTGGAGGCCATCACCTTATCATTAAGAAGGTGGAAGAGTCACAAAGCAAGCAAGGGAAACCAATGATCATTGTTTACTTTGATATGGCTAAGAATGACAGCCAGGCAGATTACATGGCTAATGAGTTCAGGAACGACATCAGACCAGATAAGAAGTGGCCGAGAATCGGCACACAGTACATTGTTTCAGAAGACGATCAGGGCAAGTGCTCAAGATCCTTTAAGTCTTTCATTACGTGTTTTGAGCATTCCAATGACTGTGAAGCTGACTGGGGCGCTAAGTTCTGCAGCCAGTTTAAGGATAAGAAAATCGGCGGAGTGTTTGGAGAGGTTGAGAACGAATACAATGGCAAGGTAACAATGCGCCATGAGCTTCGGTGGTTCTGCTCTGACAACAGAGTTGAGGATGCAGCCATTCCTTCTCCAAAGTACCTTAACGGATCATCAGCAAGCGCACCGGCTCCAACCTCTGACACAGATCCAGCAGGATTTGTAGCAGTTCCAGAAGGTGCCGAGGATGATCTTCCGTTCTAAGGAGTGACTATATGCAGATACAGATTGATACAAGAGAGCATAAGACAGAGCTTAAACGTATCCAGGGACAATTTGATGAGCTGGGAGTGGATTACTTCACTTCCAAGCTCTATGTCGGGGATTATATGAATTTGGATAATCCAAGACTTGTTATTGACCGAAAGAAGGATTTACTGGAATTATGCGGTAATGTATGCCAACAGCATGAACGCTTCCGGGCAGAATTGGTCAGAGCTATGGATCATGACATCAGAATTATTATCCTGGTAGAGCATGGCGAAGATATAACCTGTCTGGAGGACGTATTCTTCTGGGAGAATCCGAGGACTAAACCATCACAGTGGGTTATGAAAGACGGCCATCCTGTCAAGGTTCCTATCCAGGGCGGAGGCATTCAGGGCAAACAACTTTTTAAAAGCCTATGCACTATCAGAGACCGCTACAAGGTGCAGTTCCGGTTCTGTACGAAGGAAGAGACAGGGGCGGAGATTGTAAGGCTGTTAGGAGGTGGAAGCGAATGGCTAAAACAAACAAAGGATGGATAACACTACATAAAAAAATTATGGATTCCGCCGTGTGGACAGATGATAAAAGATTTAAAGCATGGGTTCACATCCTATTAAATGCCAACTTTGAAGATAGAGAACAATTTTATAGAGGGAAGGTTCGAACCATTAAAAGAGGACAGTTTCCAACGAGTAACAGAGCTCTTCAGGAAGCGTGGGGATGTTCAACGAATACTGTTAATCGTATTCTCAAGCAATTTGCTGAATTAGGCATGATTGAATACGAAACACCAGACAACATGTATACGCTGATAACCGTTGTAAAATATGACGTTTATCAAGGTAGGGGATACAGTAAAAGAGACAGTGATGGAGACACTGAAAGAGACATAGACAGAGACACATACGGAGACAGTGACGAAGACACTGACAGAGACACTGACGGAGTACACAATAACAATATTAATAATATTAACAATTATAACAATAAAGAACAAGAGAACAAAAAATTTGATGCTTGGGGGATTGAATTGGAAGAATGAATGAAATTGACATCAAAAAAATTAAAGAAGCTCTAAGCATACTCAAGCAGGATGGAGAATTATTCGAAATAAGGATATTACAAGGCAAGCGGACACTGAGCGGATATTTTAAAAGTGTTGATGTATTGGAGCAGGCCTTTAAGACTGTGGATCTAAGAGGCGCCAATATATTTTATACACTTAACCAGATCAGCGAAGATTGTTATAGTCGAGAACAAAAGGATTGCTTCCGATTGGCAAAGGAAACAACTTCAGACAAAGACATTGAAGGCTATCAATGGATGCTGGTTGACTTAGACCCGGTGCGCAAGACTGGAATCAGCAGCACAAATGAGGAAGTCAAGAAGGCCTATGAGGTTGGCAAGCGGATTATTGAATATTTAAGGGAGCGGAAGTTCGCTGCTCCGATCATGGCGCTCAGCGGAAATGGAATCCATTTGTTATACAGGATAGGTCTCAAGAATACTCCTGCAAATGTTCAACTTGTGGAGCGGTGCCTTAAAGCTCTCAGCCTTATGTTCAGTGATGAATATGTGGAAGTAGATCAGAAGGTTTTTAATCCTGCAAGGATTTCAAAACTCTATGGAACGGTAGCACATAAGGGCGCTAATACCAAGGAACGACCACACAGAATGAGTCGGATCATTAGTAACCCGGCACAGTTTATGAACGTAAAGAAGGAACAGCTTGAACTATTGGCTGCCGAGTATCCAGAAGAGCCGAAGACTACACACGATCGCAGATCTGAAAGCTTTGATATTGAGAAATGGATTCATGAGCATGGAATCGAGGTGGCAAACGTCCGCTCTTGGAAGGATACCACAAAATATGTCCTGAAGGAATGTCCTTTTGACAGTAATCATAAAGCGCCGGATGCAACGATAATTAAGCAACCAAGCGGAGCAATAGCATTTAAATGTTTCCACAATTCATGCAGTGGCCATGATTGGCACGAGCTAAGACTGAAATATGAGCCGGATGCTTATGATCATTCTGAAGATGATGCAAGGATAGAAGCTGGCTGGAAACGCTATATGCAATATAACAGACAACGCCAAGATGTAACGTACCAAGAAGAGCAGGCCACGGAAAGACCAAGTGCTATGTTTGAAACGATGGCAGAGGTTTTGGCTAAGCCAAAGGAAGAGCGCGTCTGTATTCCAACAGGCCTAAAAGATTTTGATAAGAGAGTTGGAGGGCTTGCCAAAGGAGAAATCAGTTTGGTTAGTGGTCTCAGAGGTGCTGCAAAATCAACTTGGCTGTCACAGGTCCTGCTCAATGCAGTAGATCAAGGATACAACACATTAGCATATTCTGGAGAACTGAAGGATAAAAGGTTCTACCAGTGGTTAAGTCAGCAGGCAGCCGGCAAGGCCAATGTCATTCAGAGCAAAAAATATGAAGGGCTTTATTTCTGCAAGGATGAGATCAAGAACAAGATTGCTGATTGGATGGGAGACCATGTACACCTTTATAACAACAACTATGGAAGCAACTTCAAAGCTATTGCTCAATCACTTAGAGAGGTTATAAGTGACTTTAAGGCTGACTTCGTTGTAATTGATAATATGTCGATTTTGGATCTAAGTGATATAACCACAGATCGAAGAGCGGATAAATGGGATCAGCAGAAGATATTTGTTGAAACCTTGAAGAATCTGTCCTTGATCTGTAACTGTCACATTTGTTTTGTGGCACATCCAAGGAAGGCTATGGGATTCCTCAGACTTGATGATGTTGGAGGATCTGGAAGCTTGGGCAATCTGGTTGATAATGCGTTTATCGTTCATAGAAATAATACGGACTTTTCAAAAGGCTATAAAGCATATAGAGGGCATCAGTGGAGCATAAATTGTGACAATGTTATTGAGATAGTAAAAGAGCGCGAGAGTGGAATGCAGGATATATTCATTCCGCTGTGGTATGAGAAGGAGACCAGGAGGCTATTGAATGATCCTGATGAGCATATAGTGTATGGCTGGGATGATGATGGCTTTATAGATATTCCAGAAGAAGTGGCAAAAGACTTGCCATGGGATTAGGAGGTTGAGAATGTTTGGAAAGGACAGTAAGGAGAGGAAGTTGTTTGCAGACTTTTACAAGCTTTGTGAAAAGCACTGGAACTTAGAACATGGGTACGATGCTATGTTTGAGGATATAGATGAATTTAGATCTGAATACGAAACAGGAGATAATTTTGCATCTTATCTCTGCATAGCTTTGCAGGATAGGATCAAGAAGGAGTGCAAATGAAAGTATGGATGTTATGCACAAAAGACAAATATAATTTGCCTCTTGGCATTTATGAGACAGCCCGGGAGCTGAGCAATGCCGTTGGAGTGTCAACGGGCACCTTGTACAGTTATATTAA